AGTCGATCCTACATGATTACGCCGGAAGGCGGAAATCGTGTTGAGATCGACTTTACAAAGACTCTCAAGTTCGACAGTCCGTCGATCAAGAGTGCTTTGTACAAAGGTCCCGTATTTGCCATGAATCCAACGATTAGTGGTTTTCCTCCTGATCCTGCTTCAGATAGAAATACTCTGAATAGGTTGGGAAGTACAGCCATTTCTCGTTGCAAGCCCACCAACTCGGTTGCTGACGCAGCTACCTTTCTTGGAGAACTAAGGAAAGATGGTATTCCACATCTGCCCGGCGTTCAAACCTGGAAAGATAGGACTGATCTGGCCCGAAAGGCCGGAAGCGAGTACCTAAACGTACAGTTTGGGTACATGCCGCTCATTAGGGATATGCGTAGTATAGCACATTCCGTTCGTCACGCCAATACTGTTCTTGAACAGTACGAGCGTGATGCTGGGCGGACAGTTCGCCGTCGTATCAACCTCCCGTCTGAGGTGTCGACTCATGAGACCGATATCAACGATTCTGCGCATCCATTCGTGGATCCGTATAATTCGCGACTCGATCAAATGATAGGCACAGGGAAACTAAAATTCCGGGTGGAGACCCGGAAAGACAGGTGGTTTTCAGGTGCGTTTACGTATCATCTTCCGGCCGGAAAAGACTACCGGTCGAAAATGATTCGATATGCACTTGAAGCCGATAAACTATTCGGTGTACTACCTGATCCAGAAACTCTCTGGAATTTAGCTCCCTGGAGCTGGGCTGTCGACTGGTTCAGTAATACCGGTGATGTTCTCTCGAACTTATCGGATTGGGCCATAGACGGTTTGGTTATGCGATATGGGTACATGATGGAGAGATCCATCAGTAAGTACACGTATATCCTCGAAGATACTTCGGGAGTCACTCTCCTCAACACTGGAGAGGTCATCCCTGGTATTTCCGTGCCTGATGTAACCTTCGTTACTGAAACGAAGAAACGCATCAGGGCAAACCCCTTTGGGTTTGGAGTGTCATGGGATGGCTTGTCACCATTCCAGACCTCCATAGCTGCAGCGTTGGGTATATCCCGGCGTTGAAGCAGGTGCTGTTTGCACATGCGTATACACCAGGTTGCGTTGATTCAAACCCACGCAGCCTTGACTAAGGAGTAAGTCTATGGCATTCACCGATCCACTTGTTGTCGATCTCGGTTACGCCGATCCGTTGAATCTCAATCGTGTTAACGTTGGGAACAACGGGTCGGAATATCGAGACCCCGATAACATCGCGAAGATCACGGCCTCCTCTACCTACGGGAAGCGGAATCGTCGTGTTATTCGGATCGACCATACGAAGAACCAAGGTGACCAGTTCACCGGTCAGTACGGCCCTACGAGCATGTCAAACTACATCGTGTTTGACACGCCTCCGTATGGCTGGACTATCGATGAGCAGGTCGGTACTTATGAGGGTTTCACGACCCTCCTCAGTGCCTCTTCGCATGCTCTCATCACCAAGCTTCTTGGTGGGGAGAGCTGACCTACGGAGCAACTCGTATACATACTCCCGGTAATCCTTGGATTACTGGGCATTGCAACGAGTAGCTCTTCTCGGTCAGGTAAGTGGTCACTCTCCCTAAGCGTGAGCTTAGGGCGATATCACTTGGGAGTGTACATAGGCCTAGGAGAAATACACCTTCTATCAAGGAGGATTTCTGAAAAGCCTAGTATTACTCTGGAGCAAGATGGCCAATGAGTCGGCCATCAGATGTTGCACTAGTGCCGACCGTGACATTGAAACCGTCACGGCTCGATCTATAGATGAAGGATTACCGTTCCTAACGGTGGTCTTACCTGATTTTGGGAAAGCTATCCAAAAATGGCTTGACCTTAGGAAGGTAGATCGCACTATGGTAACGTCGTTCAGTTACCATAAAGGGCTCCCCCGTTTCTTAGGGGGTTTCCTCGATCTCATCTTCGATCGCGACAGTGGTGTGATGTTCGATGAACCATCGATTGATGCAGTTCTTGCTGTACGGCAACTAACATTGCTGTTCAGTAAGACAGAGTTCCCTATCACACGTGAGAAGGAACAAGCAGCATTCGATAAGTTTATCGAGAGTGAGTCGGTAGTCCGTTCATTTGACAAAGTTAGAACGCCCATTGATTTGGAGCGTTTCCGACGTATGTCATTCATGCTATTCGGTAAAATGTTCCAGGAATTAGATCGACAGATCTATTACCATGAGAACATGATGCCGAAGCATGGACCAGGCGCTACTGCAGATCGTCTTATGGGCAACCGTAAGTACGACCAGAACGTCTGGACTGAACGCCTTGAAGAATACTTTCCCGCTGGAGAGTATCTTCTTCCGAGTTGGTCTTACTACGACAACTTGGAAAAGGTGGACTACCGCGAACCTGGTTCAGAGATACCTGTCAAAGTTATCACTGTTCCTAAGACGTTCAAAACACCCAGAATTATCGGAATGGAGCCTACGGCAATGCAATATTGCCAACAAACTCTATTACCGGTTATTCTAGATGGAATATCGAGATATGACTACCTCGATACCATGCTCGGATTCGACGACCAAACTCCTAATCAGGAGATGGCTCAGTCGGGATCTGCCAGCGGGCAGTTGGCAACACTAGATCTTAGTGATGCCTCCGATCGTGTTTCGAATCAGCTAGTCCGCGAAATGCTAGCTCAATTTCCCCACCTTGGTGGAGCGATTGACGCTTGCAGATCGCGGAAGGCTAATGTACCTGGCCATGGTGTTGTTCGCCTGGCCAAGTTCGCGTCTATGGGTTCTGCGCTCTGCTTTCCTATGGAGGCCATGATATTCCTTGTCATGGTTTTCCTAGGGATTGAAGAGTCGCACATCACCCCTCTGAAGCTGAAGGACGTAAAACGTCTTCAGCATCGGGTACGCATCTATGGAGACGACATCATTGTCCCCGTAGAATACGTGCATACCGTTGTCCGTTCACTAGAGCATTTCGGTGCTAAAGTGAATGCGGGCAAGTCTTACTGGAACAGCACGTTCCGTGAGTCTTGCGGCAAGGAGTACTTTATGGGCCATGACGTCAGTATTGTCAAGGTCCGGCAAGTGTTCCCTGCACAACGGCAGGACGCTACCGAGGTCATTTCAACAGTAAGCCTCCGTAATCAGCTGTACTTTGCTGGTTACTGGCAAACGGTGAAATGGTTGGACAGAGAGATAAGGAAGGTACTCATACACTTCCCTACGGTCTCTCCAACGTCCACGGTTCTAGGAAGGCACTCATTCCTTGGATACGAAACCCAAAGAATGCATGCCACTCTGCATAGCCCCTTAGTCAAGGGCTATACAGTCCGCGCCCAATCCCCCAAGAATCCTCTTGGTGGTGAGGGTGCCCTACTCAAGTTCCATATCGCGCGTGGAAAACATCCCATGCACGATAAACGGCATCTTGAGCGTTCTGGACGTCCCCTAACCGTCAACATCAAGTTAGGGAA